CGAGCAGCTCCTTCGGGTCATCAGGACTTACGTCCACGACGACGCTGGCGACGAGACAGAAGAACAAACGTCCCATGAGGGTCCTGCTCGACGCGCCACTCGCCGCCGTGAACCAACGCCATGAGATAGGCCAGGTCGGCGATCTTTTTCTTGATCATCATGCGAGGATCCCGAGGTGCATCAGCGCCGGCCGTGGCGCGGAGGTTAGCAACCGTCTGCTCAATCCGATTCTGATACTTAGGTTTTATTCTATGCTCGATCGCCACCGCGCGCCTCCCGCTTGGGCGATCCGTTATTGCTTGAAATCACACTGATCTTATTCCGCCGTACGTATGCACTTACCAAGACAAGCCCTCCCGCCATCAAATAGAGAACCAGAACATAATAGGAACATTGTCTCTTCTCCAGAGTCAACGTCCGTGCTGCGCGCATCCGCAATGCTGCAACCATGCCTCAGCAGCATGGAAGCAGATCACCCTGCGGTTGTGGAGTCTGGGGGAGGCCGTTTTTCTCTCTGACCCCCTAGAGATATATACTCCACCTCAGTGCCTATGTTGTTCAAGGGTTATGAAGGCTGGTGAGGGAGGGTTCCGGCAAAAGACACCCCTACCCTACCGGACAGATCCGATAAGGCGGGATGCCGCTTGCCATGTCCTGAAGGCCGGAGCCGGGATGGGACACGATGCAACGCCGTCCTCTCGGATAGGCGGTCCTCACTTTCAGGCAGCACGGTAGGACTTTCGACACCCGCGCCTGCCGCTTCACCTGCACCGGAATTGCACCGGGTCGCGGCTCGATTACGCCCCTACGATTCGCACATCTTGCCTCCACCGCGCAACAAAAAATTTTCCATTGTGGAAATTTTCTGCTGGACATTCGTTTTCCGTTGTGGAAACTTACTTACACCACCGGCACGAAGAAGCGCAAGCCGATCTGCCGGGAACGATGGAGGAAGCCATGAATGCGCTTACCCGCACTGGCCTTGATCTGACCGAGGCACTTTCAGCAATCGCACAGCAGCAGAAGCCGCGCGTGCATGTCTGCGCCCGCCGGTTCTTCACGAATGACCTGACCGGCAAGCCGGATCGCTCCTACACGGTACTGGTCGAGGGCGAGACGTACGAGGTCGATGAGGCCGACTATCGCCGCCTGATGGAAGGCTGGTCGCCGGAAGACCTCGATCTGATGCCGGTCGAGGAGGACGCATGATGTCCGCTCCCGACACCGCCGACCTCGGCGCCATCCGTCAGAACCTGACGACCCTCAAAGCGTGGATCGAGCACTGGCAGGCAGATGTCGCCAGCGGCCTCAAGCCGACGCAATCGTCACTCGCCTCGGCTCACACGCTCACCGCAATCAGTATCGCCGCTCTGGATCGGATCGCCGCCGTGCCTGACATGCATGAAGCCCTTTATCAGTGCCTTGGCTCTCTCAAGGCGCTTGGCGCAGAAAATGGCTTCGCCTCTGAGGCTGCCCGCGCCGCCATCGCCAAAGCAGAGGGTCGCGCATGATCACCCTCTCTAAGCCCCACCTGACCCTCATGTACTTAGCCATCCTCGCTGCTGTGCTGGTGGCTGGATTTGGAGATATGCCGCGATGAGCTATGCGACCGAACAAGGCGTGCTGAACGCTCAATTCAATGCAGCAGAAGCAGCCTTCTACGCTGAGATAAAGCGTGCTTCGCCACACGTCCTGATGCGCCCTCGCATCTTCCGCGACGGGAATATGTGGTGCGCCCTCTACGGCGAGAACCTCGTGGATGGCGTCTACGGATTTGGCGAGACCCCAGAGAAGGCGTGCAAGGAATTTGATGAAGCGTGGCGCTTGTTGCGGATCGAAATTCCCGCCCGCTCAGGAGCCTCATCATGAACGATTTCACGGATCTTCTCAAAGAGTTTGAACGCCGCGCAGACGACGCATGGAAGCCGATGCGCGTGTTCCGCTCGGAGCAAGAAGCCGAGATGGATGAAATCAGGCGTGAAGTTTGGGAACAGGCGCGGGATCTAGTCAGCAAATTTGCGAACACCGCTGGAACCTCATCATGACCCCGGAACAGATCGAACGCCGGGCGCTCAATCTTCACACCAAGGCGCTCGAAGAGCTCCTCGCGGGCCCGATTGCAGAACAGGGCCTCCGAGCCCGCATCCGCGAAGAATACATCCGCATCAAGGAACTGGAGACGGTCAATGGCAACCGCGCTTGAAATCAAGGAACCGCATAAGCTGGATGTCGCGCATGAGACGCCAAGCATGGTCACACCTATGACCATGATCGATCGCGCTCTTGTCAGCGGCGCGGCACCGGAGACGCTGGAAAAGCTTCTCGCCCTGCAGGAGCGCTGGGAGGCTAACCAGTCACGCAAGGCCTTTGACGAAGCAATGGCCGCAGCGAAGGCGGAGATCCCGGTCATTCGCAAGAACAAGACCGTGGACTTCACGTCGTCCAAGGGACGGACGCACTACAAGCACGAGGATCTAGCCGAGATAGCAGAGACGGTCACGCCGATCCTGAGCAAGCACGGCCTTTCCTATCGGTTCCGCACCCATGCCGAGCCCAACACTCCGATTGTCGTAACGTGCGTCATCACGCACCGCCTTGGCTACTTCGAGGAAACCACCCTCACCGGCCCGCGCGATGACAGCGGCAACAAGAACGCGCTCCAGCAGGTCGGCAGCACCCTGACCTACCTCCAGCGCATGACCCTCAAGGCTGCTCTTGGCCTTGCCGCCGCCGAGGACGATGACGGGCAGGGCTACGGCAAGACAGCGGATGAAGTCGCGACGATCACCCCTGAGCAGCGGAATACGCTCCTCGCACTGATCGCTGAGACGGAGGCGGATGTCGTGGCTTTCTGCAAGATGTTCAAGGTCGAGGCCGTCGCGGATCTACGAACCCCAGACTACGAGCGCGCGCATTCGCTCCTTCTCCAGAAGAAGGCAAAGGCGGCGCGATGATGGAGGTATTTCACGACATCCAGCAGAACTCGCCAGAGTGGTTCCGCATTCGGGCAGGCATCCCTACTGCCAGTAAGTTTGCAACTGTTATGGCTTCGGGTCGTGGCGGCGGTGACAGCAAAACCCGCGCTAAGTATATGCGCCAGCTCGCCGGGGAGATCATCACCGGCCAGCCAATGGAAAGCATCTCCAATGCGCACACCGAGCGCGGGCATGTCATGGAACCTGAGGCCCGCGACCTTTACGCCTTCATGACGGACGCCTCGCCAGAACTGGTCGGCTTCATTCGCAACGGCCAGAAAGGCTGTTCGCCTGACTCCCTCATCGGCAGCAATGGGATTTTGGAGATCAAGACGAAGCTCCCTGACCTGCTGATCGAATGCATCGAACGAGACGAGTTCCCGCCTGAACATAAGGCTCAGTGCCAAGGTGCGCTTTGGGTCGCTGAGCGCGAGTGGATTGATATCGTCGTCTACTGGCCTGGAATGCCGGTCTTCATCAAGCGCGCGTATCGCGATGAAGAGTACATCGCTGAGCTTTCGGCGGCTGTTGACCGCTTCAACGAAGAACTCGCCGCGCTTGTCGAGCGCATCCGCAGTTATGGCATCGAACAGAAGGAAGCCGCCTAATGGCTGGATCAGTCAATAAAGTCATCCTCGTGGGCAACCTCGGAGCCGACCCGGAAATTCGCCGGATGAATGATGGCTCGCCCGTCGTCAACCTGCGCATCGCCACGTCCGAAAGCTGGCGCGACAAGAGCACTGGCGAGCGCCGCGACAAGACGGAATGGCACACCGTGGTCATCTTCAACGAGAACTGCGCCAAGGTGGCCGAGCAGTACCTTCGCAAAGGATCGCGGGTTTACGTCGAGGGCTCGCTGCAGACCCGCAAGTGGACCGACCAGCAGGGTCAGGACCGCTACACGACCGAGATCGTGCTGCAGAAGTATCGCGGTGAGCTTTCAATGCTGGATGGCAAGGGCAGCGAGGACCGCAACAACGCGCCGGCCCAAGATCAGGGCATGTACGACCGCGAACCTGCTGGCGGCGGCTCATATGCAGACGACCTCAACGACGACCTCCCCTTCTGAGGCAAGCCATGGCCAAGAAGCCCGAGAAGCCAGTCTATGCATTCATCCGGCAGGGCAACGCCCTTGTTCCTGAGCTTGAGTTCGACCAGCGCGCGCTTGCTGGCATCGAGAACGGTCAGCGCGTTCGGGTTGAGATCAAAGAATTCCGCAGCGCCCCTCGCCTCAGAGCCTATTGGGCAATGCTTCATGACGTAGTGGCAGCAACCGAGTGCGCGCCGTCCGCAGAGCGGCTTCACGAAGCGATGAAGCTGGAGCTTGGCATCGTGGACCTGGTGAAGGTCGGGCACATGACCGTCGCTATCCCCGGCTCCATCGCGTTCGACAAGATGACGGAGGCAGAGATGGTCGAGTGGTTCCGTATCGCCGAGCGGTTCCTTGCCGAGAAGTACGGCTATGAACCAGCCGCGAAGGAGGCAGCATGATCCGCCTTCTCCGCTACATCACCCGCGTATTCCGCCGCCGCCCTGTAGTGGTCAACACGTACAAGGTTCGCAGGTCCAACGCCGAGCAGAAGCGGCGCGAGACGACGGCGCAGCTTGCCCGCGAGATGGGCATGCCAAATCCGCTGCGAGGTGCGTGATGAGCCGCCCCACGAAGGAATGGATCGGCAAGCACGACGGCGCAAGCATCCCGCCCCGCGTCCGGCTGCGCGTGTACGATGCTCATGAGGGCATCTGCTATCTGTGCCGGTTGCCGATCAAACCGGTTGAGTCTTGGCAGGTCGATCACAAGGTTGCCCTCATCAACGGGGGCAGTCACCGTGAAAGCAACCTCGCCCCGGTTCATAGCCATTGCCACGTCGCGAAGACGGCAAAGGACGTGGCCGAGAAGGCGAAGGTCGCGGCCATTCGCAAGCGTCACCTTGGCATCGTGGACGCGCCCAAGCTACGCGGCTCCCCCTTCCCTAAGACACGCAAGGCCGCACGCAGAGAGCAGTACGCCGCGACGAAGCTGCCTTTGCCCCGCGCCCGGCCCCTGTTCCAGCCTAAGGAGGCAGCAGAGTGACACAGATCGACGACAAGGCGCTTGAAGCCGCCGTTCTTGCTCATGACAAGGAAGAAGCTGCCATGCGCGGCGAGCCGGACCCGTGGGCAGACGAGCGGCCCGAGGACGAGTTTGCCGACCGCAAGGCAGCGATGGAACTCGCCATCCGCGCCTACCTCACCGCGTTGGACGCGGAGCGGGAGCCGGTGGCGTGGATGTGGCGAACAAACTGGACGGGCGAAAAGTGGCATTTTGCGGCGGAAGCCTCATTCTCTCCATCCGACCTGGAGCGCGGCATCGTCCACTCTGTCGCTCCCCTTTACGCCGCCCCACTCCCCCTCACCGACCTTGAGGCAGAGAACGCAAGGCTGAAAGCCCGCCTAGCCGAAGCGTTGAAGGCGTTAGAGAAGTCAGAAAACCTGTTCGAGGCGATAAGCCATCACATAGACGAACACAGCTTTAGTTTCGCAAAAGGATTTTGCTCACAAGGAGCTTTCACCGCCCGCCGTGTACGCGAAGGAGGGAAGGTAGATGGTTGAGTCCCCTGAGAAGATTTGGGCCATCGAAAAGGGCTACCCCTCGCGCTACCGTGTGTCGTGCTCGGTACTTGAGCACGGGCCGGACGAAGCGACGGAATACGTCCGCGCTGACCTCTACGCAGCCCTAGAGGCGCAGCTTGCCGAGAGGGTGCGGGTGAAACCGCTGGTGTGGAAAGAGTTACCAGGCAACCAACACTGCAACATCGCCTTCACCGCAGATACCATTGGCGGCTCCTTCGTCATTGAGGAAAGGGCCGGCGACACCTTCGATCTATGGAGGACGGCGCAGGAAATCGCCCGCCGGTTTAGCACGTTGGATGAGGCTAAGGCAGCCGCGCAAGATTGGCATAATAACGCGGTCGCGGAAGCCCTTGAAGCAACCGCCGCGCCAGAGCAGCGGGAACTCTCTGCCGAGGATGTGGCAACGTTCGACCGGGCGCTTCTGCGCAGTGGCCGGAAGGCTGAAGCCACCCCGCCCGCGCCGATGGTGACGGAGGTATGTGGATCTTGCGGGTACACAGCGGCCCCAGATTGTCCGATCTGCTCACCCCTCGCCGCAGCACAGGAGGCGAGCCGATGATCGCAGCCGACCGCTTTGATGGTGCCCGTGAGGTGCCATCTGTGACCAGTAATGGCGTGCGATGCGTGACAGAGAAGGTCGTCGCTGTCGCCGTACGGCGCAACGGCCTGATCTACACGGCACCGCCGCCCGCGCGACACGGCGATGTCATTCGCCTGGTGGACGAGGGACACGGGCAGCAGCACGCGCCTTTCCTCCCTGACGAGCAGGGTTTCTTGACAAGCACCGGTCGCTTTCTCGGTCGCGTCGGAGCCGCCGCACTGGCGATCAGCGCGGGGCAGATCAGCGCGACCAAATGGGGCCGCGAACTTTATTCGGAGGATCTGTGGTGACAGACGCGCGTGAGATTATAGCGAGCACCTACATAGAAGGTCGCACAGAACCTGTGGGCCCGCTTCACGCGCAGGCCATCCTCGCCGCCCTCACCGCCGCTGGCTTCCGCATCGTCGGGCCGGGGGAAGTGGACAAGGAGACGGTCGAGACGTGCGCGGAGGTGGCAGACGCCGAGGTCGCCAAGCATCAAGGGCCATTCACCAGCCAGCCAGCGTATGTGGCGTCATGCGCAATCCGAGATGCCCTCAGAGCCTTGAAGGAGGAACAATCGTGAAGCTGACCGCACTGCGCTGGTGGCTATTCCGCCGCCTGTCCGAACTCGGGTGGTGGATATGTCCAGAGCCGCACAAGTCCAATCTTCAGGCCGTCATGCCGACGTGGGGCGATATCGAGACGCCACGGGAGAAGCGAGGATGAATCTGACAGACGCGCAACGCGAAGTGCTTCAGCACGCCACGAAGAGATTGGCGCGCAGCACCGTGACCGGTGACGCATGGGCGACGGACGTGCGAGGCTACACTGTCAGGGTTCGCCGGGCGACCTTCAACAAATTGTTGCAGATGGGCTTGATCAGGCTGACATACACGGACTCTTCAACAGAAGCGTACAGCGTCACCGAAGATGGCCGCGCCGCGCTACAGGAGGTGCATGAGTGACGAAAAGCGCCCTCACCCTAATGACGATGGAAGAGGCCGCGAAGGCGCTGCGCATCTCCCGCCGCTCGCTTCAAGACATCATCAAGCGCCATCCGTTCTACGTCCCGAACGGGAACCGCAAGCTGTTCACAGAGTCGGACCTAGCAGCTATCGTTGCTGGTCTTCGTAGGGAGGTAACCCAATGCCCCTCAAGCTCAAGCCGCCCCGCCCCGGTAAAACACCGAACTGGTCGATCCGAGGAACGTACCTCGGGGTCCGCGTGGACGAGAGCACGGGAACTCCTAACGAAGCCCTCGCGAAACAAATCCTCGCGGCAAGACGACGAGAGATCGAACGTGGTGTCCTTACCCCGGTAGCGAAGGAAGAGCCTAAAGGCCCGACCTTCGTTGAGGCAGCCGTCGCCTATGTCGAGAGCGGCGGTGACGGGAAGTATCTTGCGAAGTGGGATGAGGATGAAGGCCGCTGGGTCGGCGGCGTCCTCACGCGCCTTGGCGATCTGCACCTGGAGGATATCACTCAACAGGAGATCGACCGCGCTGCCGTGGCACTGTACCCGGAGGCGTCAGCAGCAACGCGCAACCGGCATGTCTACACGCCGGTATCAGCAGTTCTGAAACACGCGGGCGTTGACTTCAAGATCAAGCGCCCGAAAGGCTGGCGAGGTCAGGCCCGTGTTGACTGGCTCCAGCCCGAACAAGCCTTCCGCCTGCTCGACGCGGCGAACGAGATCGACACTGAGTTTGGCATCTTCCTGACCTTCCTGCTCTACACCGGGTGCAGGCTGAACGAGGCCACGGCTTTGAAGTGCGACCGCATCCTCTTGAGCGAGGCATTCGCCTATTTCCCAAAGACGAAGAACGATGATCCGCTCGGCGTCCACCTGCCGCCATTTCTCGTTGCGGCGCTCGCCAACCACCCGCGCGGGCTCAACCGTGGTTCGCAGAAGGCATTCCGGTTCCGCAAGTGCGGGCGGCTCTACACGCTAA